AATGAAGTTTAATAAAATTATTAGCATCACGATTACCAAGAACTCTAATACCAATAAAATTTACCGATGGGAAATTATCTTTCAAATTATTGATAAGAGTTTTAGATAGTTCGTGCCATGCAAATCCAAACTTATATACCCTACCAAGTTTACGATCACGCAAAAAACACTTACTAGAATGAATATTTCTCATTCCCATATAAGGTTCTGATTCCCAATGCCTCTGAACAATTTTATAAAAAGGAATACCATTTGCTTCACCATCTGTTAGAACGATACACTGAACCTTTTCTACTCCATTCTCTTTCTGGAATTGTGGAAGAATCTGATGAAGAGCAACAAATGTCTCATTTAGTGGAGTACCAGAAAGACAAAGTTTTGGTGGATATGTATAGTTGTAGTATTGACGAAAACATGAAGAAATTCTCCAAATATTAATCATCTGTTTCTCCAATTCCCTAGCATTAGATTTGCTAGTAAAAAGATTCATCAAATTAAACTCGTCATCAACACATAACAAACCTTCCTTTGCTTTATAATGTGGCTTGACGTTCTTTTCTTCCCTTTCTCCAGTAATCAAATTTACCTCTGGGCGGCACCATTCCCTAGTAAAAGCATAAACCTCAAATGGAATCTGAACTTTCTTACAGAACCATATAAGATTGAAAAGTTGCTTACAAGTATCTTCCATAACATACTGCATGGAACCAGACCAATCCAAAATGAATACTAATCCATGGTTCTTTCCATCAGGAAGAATAGTTACCTTCTTAAAAAGTTCTTCACTGAATTTATAATTCTGAAGCTTCTTTGTATCGAGAACCCCAGTGCGATTAGTAGCAGAACGACTATAAGCACTAGCTGATTTCCTACATTCAAATTCCTTAACAAGATAATTAACCTCCTTTTGTGCTTCCTTTTTAAATTTTGCAAATTGAGAATCTACAATTTCATATATTGCAATTTCAGCAATCTCATACTTCTTTGCATGTTCTTTATGCAAAAATTGCTGCTGTTTAAAATGCTTATCAATATACCCATGAACATCAGAGTTACTAGCAATTACACTATCCAGATTTACTTTTGGAACTTCCACATATATATTCTCATCTCCATCAGTATTAACCAACTCTTGAAGTTTATTGTCTAAGGATTCTGCAGTATGTACTTCTGGTTCTGCTTCTACTTCAGTAGTTTGAGTATCTCCCTTTTCAGTAGTATCCTCTTCACCATCATCAAAAAATGTATCAGCAAAACTTTCACCTTCTCCAGTATCAGGTTGAATTTCTTTAGACTCTACTTTTCCCCCATCTTCTTTTTTCTTTTGCTTGCAGTATTCATATAGAACAAATGCTGCATTCTTCACATCATCAAAGGTTTCACACCTTCCAATCATATCAATAATCTCTTGCTCCTTTACGCAAAAATCAATAGAAATATAATTGCCAATTTTAAAATAGAGGTTGGCGCGATCAGCAAGATTAAAAGTAGAAATATCTTGGTCCTCAAGCTCAAAGAAGTCCTCATCACTCAGTTCCTCATATCCTTTGTAGAATGTTTTAGCAAGTCCCATATATTTGCGCTTCATCAACTTCTCAATCCGCGCATCCTCTACAACATTCACAAACTGATGTGGGACATTACCAAAATCCTCATCTGGTGTGAATAGTGCATGTCCTACCTCATGACCTACCAGAAGATCATATACAGTATTGCTTGCCTTCTCCCATAGAGGAAGTGTAAGGACCCGTGTATGGACATTAAACTGAGCACTGGGGACCTGTTTGTGCTCTACTACCAAGTCCTCAGTAGCAAGCAGTTTTGCTAGTTGAGACTTGATTTCCAGTTGAACAGCCATGCTTTTGTTTCGTATGAACCTATTATACTAAAAAACCCCCACCAGAAAGGCGAGGGTAGGACACTTATTTAATTGGTTAGTTTCTAGACTAAAACCTCCTTACAAATACGCTTACATAATTGGGCGTTGTCATCACACTCGGTGAGGCATTGAAAATAATCATTTACTGCCGATTCATGACTCGCTTCCTCAATATCTTCTACTTTGCTTTTCCAACCGGCTAATTGATTATAGGATACTAGATTATGCACTGATGACTTCTCCATTGTTTAAAGTGAACTCATAACCAAACATTGGTTACATATGCTCTCCAATTCTATCACTATTTAGTCAGGGAACCAACATAAAAGGATTATTTTTTACAAAAATAAATGCCTACGAGTTTATACTCATTAAAAAGCACCCTTGAGTTTCCTCTTGAGTGCTTGCCGTCTTGCCTTTGCTTGACGTAATGCTTGCGGTTTAAGTTTTCGTTTCTGCTCCTTCTTGCTGTGATGTTGCCAATTTGAAATTTTCATTGTACTTGTGCAAATAGTAGTCACTTCTATAATCAGTAATCAAAGTCATACCAGATTTAAGAAATTCTTCACCATAATCAACTGGTCTACGAATAGAATTTTTCAATTTCTCTCCTATGAAGGTTCCTAATATTATCTATAAGTTTAGCACTCCTCTCCAACTTATTCTCCTCATCATAGCCCAGTTCCTTATATGGCACATCCTCCACCTTGAAAGGAACATCTAAAATATTACTCATCCATTCAGCAAATTCTTCTTTAAATCCATCCTCAAATCTCCACAGATGCGTTTCATCACTAATAAAATCTAACTGAGATCTATACCAGTTAACAGATTCTGTTAAAGGAAAATTAGTAAGCATTGAATGAAACATTATTGGATCTTCCATTACTTCCTGTATATCATCACCATACATTCTCTTAAAGAAGCTAGATGCAGAAAAGAATTTATCAATAGGATTTCTAATCACAGCAATATGAGGTATATCTTTTACATCCAAATACTTTTCATACAATTCTCTATGGAAATGAAGAACTTCAATTCCTTCAATACTTCCCTTACTACTATGCTCCTGTTGAAATCCATTGAGTAAAAGATTTTCATGAATAAATCTCCCACCAGTTCTGGGAATATGAATAAAATGAAACCTTTTACCTGTTGTATGCTTATAAGTTGCCATTTAAAAAGATCTTTTTTCTCTCATTCGGGTTTCGTCACAAGTAAACCACATTGCTATAGTATATCTATCTCCACCAATAACCTTATTTACACCATGCTCAACTTCAGATTTAAATGTTACTATTTTTCCAGTCTCTGGTATACATTCTTTATTTTCTTCTGAAAAAAAAGTAGATCCTCCAGAATAATCATCATTTAGATAACAAACTGCCGAGTATTGTCTTGCAGATAAATCGGCATGAGGAGTATATTGATTATCTCTATGTGCCTCCATTTCCATTCCAGTCTTCCAATAAACTATATCCCAATGCTCCATAAACACATATGATTCACAATCATGTAATTTTGACACTGCTTGAGTTGCTTTAAATTCAAGTACTCTAAGAATTTTTTGGCATTTCAAACTATCAACCATATGTGCAGGTATGGTTCTGTTATTGAACAGGGGATGTTCTAACCTTCTACATTTGTGTGTATTGCGTTTATAGTATTCAATTAATTTATCACATTTCTCTTTACTTAAGAGATTAGGAACTTCATATATCATCTTAATTTACCATCCTACTAAATCCTTTAATTTTCTCAAATCTAATACAACTCTCAAATTTATCTTCCATTCCAGTTTTGTGAGAAATAATAAAAATATTAGCATCTTTGATCACAAAACGAATGATCTTAAGAAATTCTTCAGTTCCGAAACCGTCAAGTGAACTATCAAATACCTCATCCATAATTAGCAGATTAGTATTAACAGAATTCTTAAACCTTGCTACTTCTCTCCATGTAAACAAGAGTGCTAAGTCTATTCTCATCTTCTCCCCCTCGCTGAAAGAAGCATAAGAAAAATCTTCGTGTATTGGGGACTGGACGGTTTCGTTAAACTCCTCATCAAGAGTAAAATTTATGTAGAAGTCCATCATCTGTAGATAACGGTTAACTTGCTGATTTATCAGCGGTAGATACTTCTTAATGATTTTTGATTTAACTCCACCGTCTTTAAGTAAACCATACGCAAAAACGTGATAGTTTATATTGTCCTTCTTTGAAGCTAGTTCGTCGTATGTAGTTTTTAAGTTGTCTTTGAAATTTGCTAGCTTGTCATGCTCAGTATTTCTGTTTGCAAGTCGTTCGGTAATAGTTTGAATTTCCGATTCCAGATCTCGGATTTGTCGTTGACAACCAGAAATCTTTGTATTGTTTTTAGAAATGCCATGCGTTAGATTAGTAATCTCCTTACTTAAGTTTGTAAATTGACGCTCCCTCTCTTCCTCTTCTTTAATTGCTTCTTCTAGTTCTTTATAACCAGATTGCAACTCCTTTGCTTTGGTTTGAGCGTCTTCGATTTTATTTATTCTAAATTCTTCAAGAATAGATTGAGTACAAGTAGGACAAACCGTATTTTCTGTAAAGAACTTATGCTCTTTAGTAATTGTTGATACCTTCTGGGAAATTTTACCTTTTAAGTTCCCAAGTTTACGAAGTTTATCTGTAGCACCTGTAACATCACTCACCTGCTCTTGAAGAGTTTCCATCTTATAGTTTAAACTCTCATTATTCAAAGCATACTCATTTTCTTCATCCAAAAGATTATCAATCTTATTATTCTTTTGATCTATACTACCTTTACCACGACATTCTATCTCCTCAATAAAATGCTCTTGCATTACAACCTTATCATTAAGAGATTCTTTCTTCAATTCTAAAGTTTTAATATCTTCTTTAACTAAACGAATCTTATCCTTAATTAAATTATTCATAGATGAGAATATTTTAATATCTAAAAGATCCTCAATAACTTCTCTACGATTATTAGCAGTCAATTGCATAAAAGGAACAAATGTACTGCTACCAAGAATCACAATCTGCGTGAAAGATTTATAGTTCATCTTAAGAACATTCTGCTCTAACCACTTTTGCTGGTCATTAGCAGATGCTGATTGATCTAATAAAATATCATTTTTCCATATCTCAAAGATATTTGGTTTTATTCCACGAACAACTTTCCAGTCAATTGACCCAATAGAAAATTCAACTTCAACCCGTGCATCCTTCTCATTAGTAGAATTGATTAATTGAGGTTTATTAATCTTACGGAATGGCTTTCCAAACAAACTAAAGGTAAGAGCATCTAATACAGTACTCTTACCTGCACCATTTGTTCCTATAATCAGAGTGGTTGATTTCTGATCTAAATCTAATTCAATATACTGATTGCCGGTCGATAAAAAATTACGCCAACGAACCTTCTTAAACAATATCATTTTGAATAATTGGAGGAATTACAATATCATCTGGTGTGATAACCACATACTTATAATCATGAACTTCACAGGTCTTTATCATTACTTCATCCTCAACTTCAATCACATGCATTTCAGGACTTCCACTATCCTCCAACATCATAGCAAATCTAATTGCATCATCTTCCTCCTCAAACAAGTAAAGAATATTTTCTCCATCATCATCTGATACAGAATATGCACCTTCAGATTCCTTATCTTTGATAGTTAAAATATACATATCAAATCAATTCACAAGCTTCTTGATATATTTCTTGCATCATTTTCTGAACAATAGATTTATCAAGATTTACCTCTGCCTCCTCAATATATCTATTAAGAATAGACATCGTATCTTCTGATTCAACCTCATCATCAACATTTTTCCATCCATTAAAATCAAAATTTTCAACAATCTTAAGATCATTAACTCCAGATGCATAAAGTTTGTCTACAAACTTCTCAAATTGAATTTGATCTGTTTTCTCTTGAACAATTAATTTTACAATCTTATCTTTATATTCCCGCATATCAAATGTTTGATAAGGAGTATCATTATAAAAGATTTTATAAAAAATACTATAAGGATTATTAACTGGCGTATGCTCTAATGTTTCAGTATCAAAAATATGAAATCCTCTTTCGTCCTTACAATCATTCCAAAACATCTCATATGGATTTCCCAAATAAAATACTTTCCCATTATCAGATCTTGTATGATAATGTCCCGAATAAACTTTTTCAAATTTATTATATATTTTAGCATCCATACCATGTTCCATAACATGTCCATGAGTAGCTTGGAATCCATTTAACTCAAGATGTCCCATGCATACAGGAGAATTTGATGATGAAATTAAAGTTGTACTCTTCTTCTCATTCTCACTATTAATCCAAGGAACAAGAAGAATACTTAAACCATCTATTTCTATAGAAGTTACTTCAGAATATACAATAACATTTTCATACTCACGAAGTAATAGATCTACAGCATTTACATCATTTGTATTTTTATAATATGCAGTATGGTTCCCTACAATAGTATGAACCTTACATCCCATATTTTTAAGGCGATCATAATAATTATTCTTAGCCCAAGTTAAAGCAGAAAAGTCAATACCTTTACGACTATCGAAGGTATCACCCATATCAACAATCGTAGTAATACCTTCCTTCTCTAATGTAGGAAAGAAAATATCATTATAGAACTTTAGAAAATAGTCATGAAAAAGTTTTGAATTCTTTCTTGCTCCAAAGTGTTGATCGGTAATAATCGCAATCTTCATTCAGTTCCGCAACTTGGAATGTACAGCATCCTTAATAGAATTATACTCTGAATAATTATCCCCGTCAATAGTGTTATTATCATCAAACACTTCATTAAATCCAGATCTTTCAATAATCTTATTTTTAATCTCTAACTGACGCTTCTCTCTTTGAATCCTACGAAGAAAAGCATAATGAATAATCTGAGTGAAGTATGCAAAAGGGTTTTGTGATTTCTCTGGGTTAAAGTTATGAATGTATTGAACACAATTCTCAATACCATCAGAAATCATATCTTCCTTAAACATATAATTTACAAAGTTTGGTTTAAAGGAAAGATGATTAGCAATCTTTAAGAAACAATCACCAATGTAGCGAGGTATGATTGGTCTTGGTTTTCCTTGGATCTCAGCAATTTCTCTATCTTCTCTATATCTAATTAAAGCAGCTAAAAACTCCTTGTTATTAACATAATGTTCCGATCTCTTCCTCTTGGCCATAGGTCTTTTTAGCATAACTACATTCTCACCATATGTAGGTATTTTAACACCTAACCAAATACTTGACAAGTTTTAAATATCGAGTAGAATACCTTTGTGGAGGTTGATGAGATTGGATTAGCTACTCTTAAAGATCTTCTCAAGAGATGCTTTGGTATCAGTCACATTACCAAGATATCCCATTCTTCTATTAATTTTAGATCTATTTGTATGGTCTTTATGAGATTGGTTAACATAATCTTCATACATTAAGATCATATCTATATCTTTAGATTCAGAAAGAGTAAGAACATCATTCATATTAATAATAAACATATCATCAGTAGTAGTTTTTAACCAAGGTTCTACCTTATACCCTACTGTACCTTTTCTTCCTTTAATCTCACCTATTGTAATTGGACTATGGACCAATAACATTGTTCTATTATCTTCTTCAGAAGCAGCTACTCTTGCGAATATCTCTTCTCCAGACTTAAGTTTAATTGTTGAATAAAAATCATCTTCTATCATATCTTTAACTGTATAGTAATTATTTCATAATTAAAATTCTCTTCGTTATAAATTTTAATTCTTTCTATGAAGTGGTTTAATGTGTAATTTCTTCTAGAGTTATGAGTGCAATCATCGGAGATATCATATAAGATTGCTTTTATCTTATTTGTTCCCTTTCTGAGAACACGCCCGATGGATTGGAGGTTTCTAATACGGGATTTGGAGGGGGAAGCAAACACAACATTATGAAGATTGCGAATATTAATGCCCGTTGAAAAAGTCCCGTAAGATGCGACAATAATTGCGTTGGATTCATTCTCTGTAATTTCTCTAACTAATTCTCTTTCCTCAGCATCAACACCACCATGAATAAAAAATACTTTCCTATCACCTCGCTTATTAGTATTTATCAAATCATATAATACTGCACCATGGGCTTCTACCCTACTATACAATATAAGTGTATTGCCTTTTAAATCTAATGATAAGTTTGTAATAAATTTATTTCTTTGTTCATGAGAAATAATATATTCAATTTCATCATTATAAGTTTCAAACTTCTGAGGAGGATGTTTTAAAACAAGGCATTGAATATCTAATTGAGATAGATGACCTTGCTTCATTAATTCATCTGTTTTAGTCACCTTATATGATGGTCCAAACAACCCCTCTAACACCCATTTATGCGTCTGTGTGCCGTCTAAAGTACCAGTAAACCCAAACCTATATTTGGCATGGTGAAGCTTGGTCATAATGTTGATTAATGACTTACTTTTAAATAGGTGTGCTTCATCTCCTATAACTACATTGTACTCCTCAAAGAAAGAACGATCTAATTTATAAATCGATTGCCATGTTGTAATGGTAACGGGATATTCATTTGTTTTTTCTTTACCTGAATATATTCGGTGACAATATGAATCAGCATCCCAACCATACTCCTGAAAATCCTTATACATTTGTTCTACGAGAGATGTCGTTGGAACAACTAGAAGTATTTTTTCGTTCTTATCAATGTAGTACCTTACTAGAGAGTAAATCATCAAAGATTTGCCAGAGGCAGTGGGACTTATCAAGAGCTTTCGATTATGTTTTAATGCATCGCATACTCCCTCAACTTGATAGTTACGGGGAGAATATTTACAAATAGCAGACATATAATCTTTTACACCTTGAAAAGATATTCCCTTATTTACTTCATACGGAGTTCCATAATATTTGTTATCTAAAAATTCATATGTATAATCGTGCCTATCACAAAAGGAAACAATCTTATCTAATAGTCCACAGTAAATCTCTCCTGTTGCTGTAGAAAATAGACGAATTTTTCCATCCCAATACTTATTACGGTATTGTGGCATAAACTTTGCGGAAGGAACGTCAAATGTGAAGTGATCTGAGAGCTCCATAAAGACGTGGGGCTCTGCTTGTATCTTCAGAAAAACCTCATTCTTCTTCCCTATAACAACATCCGTCCTCACACATATCCATTACATCTAATTAATATTTATTACCCTAATCCTGAGTTAAATCTAATAAATTCGATCGCATTTTTGATTTGAAATGTCCTATTCTGTATTACTTTAAGAATACTTTCAAGATAAACAAGCATGGTATCATAATAATCAATCTTTAATGAAGTATTGGACAGTTTCTCATCTGCATCCAAATATTTCTGCATCGTATCCTTATCCCTTATCTTCTTTGGAAAAGGATTCTCTACATATACCTCAGGATCAGACTTACCAGAAAAATATTCATAACGCTCATGACGAATATTCTTTCTTTGCTGTTCTGCTTTCTTTCTTAGAAGAAATATTGTATTATATAATTCAAAATACTTCGCATGAAGAGATGGGATATTTAATGATTCTGTATGTAAATTATCTGGATCTATCTTTGAATCTCTTTCCCACATCTCTTGAAGTTTATCAAGATCAATGCTCATTTAGTCACATCCACAAAGTGCTTTATTATTTAAATCGGTTATATCGTAAATAGTATACTTGAAACTTGCCTCTGCTGTAAAGTATTCTATATCTGTATCTGTAGCATCAAAACTTAAAGTTGATAATGAATAAGGCCATAAGTCCTTAAAGATAACATTAAACTTTGCATTAAATTGACTACTCAAGATTTGTAAGGTTCCATCAGAATAGATATTATCTCCTTGATTATAATAGTTTGCAGGCAATATTGCATCTTTTTCAAGATCATCAAACTCTTTCATACTTTCAGGAAATCCCAATCCCCTAATCCATCTTTGTAATTGAACATAATTCCCAAGATCTTCATCAACTAAAAATCTTATAGTAAGATCTCCAAAATCAATCTTATCTCCTGGTGTAGGAATATCCTTCAAATAAGTAGGTTGCATTGCTATCCCCAAATCCAATGATGGAATATTGGCTTGGTTGCAAAAATAAGATACCTTAGGAATTCTTTTAATAGAAAATTTAAACCCAGTAGGTGCTAAAAAATTTCTATTTGCTATAGGGGTGGTTCTTGCTGTTGTCATTTATTATTCTGTTACTACAGTGCTATTTTTCCACCAATTTGATTGATATTCAACTCCTTGAAGAGAATTAGTTTTAGTTGCTGCTTGAGTATTTGCAGTTGTTTTATTAGTGTAAATTTTTCTATCAGCATAAGTTTGTGTCCAGGTATTATCACCTTTCCAATAAACATCACCAACACCTAATTTACCGGGGGTTTTGATATGATAGTTTGCCATCGTTAGTTCTTAGCAGGTCTCCTTCATATATTTATAGACAAAAAAAGACCCCCCGAAGGAGGTCTCTTGATAAACCTTTTTTTAATTAAAAACTTGCATTAGAAGGACATTTTGTTATCTTACAATAATAACCATATAAAATTTCCTCACCCCGAACTATAGTTCCTTTTGTAGTCTTATACTTCATACCTCCATGCTTTAAAGCAGCCTGAGGCATTCCTGGGCGACCTTTATCACGGTCATATTTTTCTTTACCAACTACAACAAAAAAACCACCTGCTTTACGGGTTTCAGCATCAAACCAAGGATACTTAAATGTTCCCCCAGCACTAGAACGAGCATGAGGAATGAATACATTATCATTACAAATGACAAATTTTCTACTAGTAGGTGCAGATTTTAAATTAAATTCAGAGTCTAATAAATGATAATCTGTTATTGTTGCTGTCATTATAAAAAAGATTATTGAACGATTACTCAAATTATAACACCACCCCACACTCTCGTCAACAAATAAAATAGACAAAAAAAGACCCCCCGAAGGAGGTCTCTTGATAAACCTTGTGAATCCTTTGGATCACATGAGGTTCTTAACGGCAACACGTCTGTAGTAGCGGTTGCTGTTAACCTTGAGGCGACCAGCACCTGCGGTTGTTCCTTCAGCGAATGGGTTGGCAGTAATCCCGTAACGGGTCTTAAAGCCAATTTTGTGCTGGAAGGAATTCTCGCCAACTGCACGAACCATCTGGAGAGGAACGTAAGGGCAATAGAATAGACCAGCATCATAAGGTGAAGAACCTTTGTATCCACAAACGTAGTACTGATTACCAGCGTTGGTAGCAGCGTTAGCGGAAGTAAGGTTAGCAGAATAAGGATCGATATATACGCGATACTTACCTTGCAGAATACCAGCGAAGGTATTGCCTGTGTCATCAACGTTAAGATTAGCGTTGAGTGCGGGGGTGTAGTCAAGAACACCAGCCATTGTAAGTGCAGAAGCAACGTCAGCAGAACAAAGGATGATGTTACCCTTTCCGCGACGAGTTCTTTGTGCAATAGCGTTAGCATCTCTTTCGATCTGGAACAGAAGTCCTTTGAACTTCTCAACAGACCATCTGCCGTTGGAATCAACGTCAAGGTCAAAGACACCAGCAGTTGCGGTGTTAGAAACAGCGCCTTGCTCAGCAATCTTGTAGATAGTACGGATAACTTCGCGGTTAATTTCAGCGAGGATCTCAGTACTCAAGATGTTAGCAAGTTCTGCTTCAGCGTTAAGACCGTGAATGGCCTTAAGGTCTTGAGCCAGTTCTAAACTGTACTCAGCTTTCAGTGCGCGTGACTTAGCAGTAACGGTGACTTTCTCAATCGAGAATGCCATCTGGTTGAAGGCACTATTCGTAGTACCATCAAGAGATTCGGCAGTACCCGTTGCCATACCTTCACCAACATTATAGTCGGTTGTAGTAGCAGTAGCAGTTGGGTTAAGAACAGATGGATTGGTTCCACTTTGTGCAGTAGTACCCAAACCAGTGTTGCCATCAGCAAATCCGCCAGTGGCATCCAATCCAGCATCCTGACCGGAGAATGCAGAATCTGCTTCGTCGTAGAATGCTTCAGTACCAGACTGATTCTGATAGCGTGAACGCATTGCGAAGATTAGTCCAGTAGGACCGCTCATCGGTTGAACTCCAGCCAGGTCATATGCGACCAGGTTAGGCATGGAGCGTCTGATCAGTGAGATCAGAACAGGGTCGAAACCGGCAGTAGGTGACGATGCATTGGCACCGAAACCAGCATTAGTTGCTGGGTTGCCAGTAGGATTTCCCGCAGCATTACCACTGTTGGTGGGAGACTCCATCAGGCTTAGACCGCCACTGGAGAATGCTGATTCTTCCCTTAGGAATTTTTCTTGGTTTTCTAACAGGACTGCGGTAACAGATCTCTTATGGGAGTCTTCGATTTTATCGAGACCGTCATAATCGAGAAGTGGTGCCCACTTTTCCTGCAGATGCTCAGATTGAAACATTTGCGTTTACCTTAATAGTGTTTTATGTTTGAATTAATATTAAATTCAATTATTTGCTAATCTGTGAAAGTGTCTGGAGATATCCAGCCATTGTACCAGAGGCAACCTCAGGTGCAATATCTACTCCTTCAGACAGAGTTTCTGACTTTGCATTTGGAGAATTAGGCTTTGAGTGGAAATAAGATTCCTTCAAAGTCTCCAACTTTTCACGATATTCTACCTCACTTTCAAACTCTACACTTTCGGCAAGTGATGCAAGCTTCTCTTTCTGGGTGGCAGCAAGGCCATCAGAAACAGACTCAAGAATACCACCGGCAACCGACTCAGCGAGACGCTTGTTTAAACCGATGTTCTTCTCAATTTGCTCATTGAGCTTGGTTTCCATATCATCTAGTTTTTCTACCATACTCTCAAGTACATCATACTTATCTTCAGGGATTGATACATAATGTTCTTCAAATAGTGACTTCATACCTTCTAGGAAGGATTCAGTCATTTCTGTTTTGAGTCCGTTCTCGACTGCAAGAGTGTTCTCTTCAAACCACTCATCTGCAACATATTCGAGATAAGAATCAACACGCTCAGCAAGTTCTGCCTTAGCTTCTTCTACTTGCTCGGCAAGTTTACCAGCGTATTCTTCTTCTAGTGACTCTTTAATTGAGGTAACCTTAGAGTTAATAGCAGCCTCAAAGATTGTCTTTGCTTTTGCTTTGAAGTCTTCGGAAAGTTCTTCACCACCAAGGAGTGCATTGACATCTTCTTCCATGTCATACTCAGCGATAGTTTCTTCAACTTCAGCAACAGTATCCTCTTCCACTACCTCATCGGTAACTTCAGGTGATTCTTCTAGGGTTGCTTCTGTGTCCATTTCTTCCTCTTCTTTTTGCATTGGCATTCCAGACTTAGCGCCCTTATTGACAACATCTTTAACTTGCTTCAGAGTTTTGCCAGGTGTGTTTAACTTGGCAGAATCATCATCAGGCTTGTAGTTGTCAGGAGTTGGACCTCCTAAATCTTCATAATCACCAGTTTGTCCTGGTGTACTGCCATTAGGCTCACCTTCCAAAGGCATCCCTTTTGCTGCATTAGCATTAACGGGTCCTTTGGATTGCTTAGTGCCTACTTCCATTTCTTGTAGTTTTTTGCCACTCGACATTGTAACTCTCCGTTTACCTTACGTAATTAAACCTATTTTTATTTAGAAGTTTTATATATTTGATAAGAAATCATTAAACAAGCTCAATTTCTTTTCATCGAGCTGTTTTTGATCAGCAAGAGTATTGATGGTCTTATAGGTTTTCTCTGCAAACTTCTCACGCAGAATACCTCCATCCCATACCCAATCTTTTCCTTCCATAATTCCTTCAACAAAAGCATCAGGAGCAGAAGGATCAGCAACGATATCAGCAGCAGTTGCTAGCATGAAATCATCACCAACTACATTATATCCTTCACGGGTTGGTTTCAATGAACCAATACCCCTTGAGGAAACACCAAGTCTTACTCCTTCCTCAACAAGAGAAGAAGCAATTTTTCCCATTGGTGTGCTAAGGATCTTAGCCTTACCAATGAAATTAGAACCATTCTCTTTTAAAGAGACAATCTTGTGGGATACCCTATCAAGATTAACTGTAGGACCATCTGGATGACCTAATTCACCAAGTGCTCTACCGGATTGAATATGATTCTCACTATAACGTGAA